TCATCAGTATCAATACCAACTACAACATAATCTCCTAGAGATTTAGCATAGTTTAATAATGATATGTGACCTGGATGTAGTAAGTCAAAGGTTCCATTGACAAATACCTTAACCCATTTTTTCTCATGAATAAAAACTTTAGTCATTTAAATTAACCTTAATTGCTACAGTTGCTCTAAGAGAATCGGTGGGTATACTAAACGAACACCCTCGATGCTGATAGTTACCTTTAAATAAGGCAACCCTTCCTGGAATAAAATCAACAACCTCTAAAGTATTGCCAACCTTTACTTCAGTTTGCCCACCCCATTCAGTTCTATAATCCATATTAACATAATATATAAAGGTTAATCCATCATCACCTGGACAATCAGTATGAAACTCAGTGTTATGAAAATGTTGTTGACCATTAACTACTATGTCAGTAAGTTCATGTGGTGGAAGTGTTCTTAATAATGCATGACACATCATTTCAAAACAATTGTTCTCTGCATTAGCAGACTTGGGTGGAAATATATGCTGTACAAATGCAGGTATTTCTCCAGTATTTTCACCCGAAGTACGACCAAACAACCATGCAGGAGCACATATGGTATGTAAATGAACATACTCACTAAACCATGCAGGAAATAGATTATCTATTACATACACACCACCATTATAATTAGATAAATCTAATCCTTGTCTAGCATCTATATTAATCATAAAATATATTACCAGATATGGTAATTCTTGTACCGTCAGATTCATAGAAAGGATATACCTGATGGTTTAATGTAGCTGGAAATAAAGCCATGTTCCCATTCACACTTGGTTCCATTGGGACTGTCATAGGATTAATAGCACCAAGAATATCAGTATATAAGAATTGAAATTCTGATGCTGATGGTTTTGAAGAATGTTTAACAAAAGGTATTTTATTTTGCTCTCTCCAATCTGTTGGAATATCCATCCAAACTACAAAAGATAATACACCACCATGACAATGTGTTGGATTAAATTCATGCTTCTTAGAAAAATTAACCCAGAACTCTTTCATCGTAAATTTACTAGTAATAGCTTTATCATATGGATTTCTAAATGAACCACAATAATTATACTCATCAAAATATTTTTCACATACACATTTTAAATGATTATTAAAAAAGTAATCATCCTTATCTTCTAGGTATATACTTTCCGTAATATTACCAACAAGATTTCCATTGGCATTTATCTTATTTTGTTTACCAATCTCTATACATTCCCACAAATATTTAATAGCACTATCACTCAACACACCTTTCATAATGTTTATGTTTGGAGGAGTGATAGTATACCATTTGTCTTCCTTATTAATCATTCTTTAAGGTAATTAGCTTACCAAATTCAGGAAGATACAAGTACTCAATATCACTGTTAGCAAGAGTGCGTAATGCATCATCGAGAGTCTCGACCAAAGGTTCTCCACCCAAATTAAAGGAAGTGTTAAAGATGATAGGGCAACCAGTCTGTTTATAGAATTCATTGATAAGTTTGTAGTAGTTCTCATTTTGTTCCTCCTTTACTGTTTGTATTCTACATGTACCGTCAACATGTATGATAGCAGGTATTTTTTCCTCAATACCTTCCTTACAATTGACTGCATACATCATATATGGTGTCTCTTCTAGACCACGAAGATCAAACCATTCATGAACATGTTCATGAAGAATAGATCCTGCAAATGGTCTAAAATACTCACGATTTTTTATCTTATTTACATGATCTTTTCCTTTAGGATCAGTTGGATCATATAATATAGATCTATTACCAAGAGCACGAGGACCAGACTCAGATCTACCTTGGAACAGTGCAACTATATTTTTATCAACTATAAGTTTGACAACATCTTCATCAGTAGTATCACTAACCTCACCATAATACTTATCAACAGTACATTGTATCTGATCATCAGTAAATTCATACTTAGGTCCAAGATATAAACTAGTATGATCTCTTACTGTGTGATCACTATTAATTTTATGATGATGGTATAATGCTGCACCTAAAGCAGTACCAGCATCATTACTCATTGGTTCGACATAGATATTAATCCCTTCATCTTTAAACTTATCAAGGTACTCATAATTAGCAACACAATTCAATCCATAACCACCAGACAATACTACATTGTTCTGTCCTGTAGCATCAATAGCACTACGAATTAATTTAACAACTCTTTCTTGTGTCTGTTTCTGAACTGCATATGCCATATCTCTACGGTTCTGCAATCGACTTAGATCATCTCTTTCAACATCAGGTGGAGTTCGTAACTCCATTATGGATTCTTTTACAAAGGCAGCATTAGGATATGTTGTCACAAATAAATTCAAATTAGCAGGATGATAATCACAATCATCTTGCACATTAAAAAGAGGTGGAATATTATCATTCTCTTTACCATATGGAAACAGTCCCATAGTTTTACCTGCTTCAATAGCTTTAAAACCACAGTACTGAGTCACTGCCTCATAACACTTAACAATACCTGGAGTATTATCTAATGTTAAAAAACAAGTTCCACTGTCATCAGGATCCCACATATTATTATCATGAGATTTATCCATGTGAACTGGACAAGGACCATTACTTCCTAAGTGTCTATAAATTGCTGATATATCTGCTGGATAATTACATCCAAATATACTTTCAACTTCATAAAACCAAATTTGTTTACCTTGTTGATTGACAGGGATATTATAAAATGTTCCTGCTCCATCAACAATAACACTAACTGCATCTTCAAACCCAGATCTATAGAAAGAAGCAGCTGCATGTAATTTATGGTGTATCATACCATAATCAATTACCTGTGGATGTTCATAAGATTTATGATACTCTTTACAATCAGCAAACCCATCAATCAACCTTAACTTTCTTGCCATAGCAGTGTAAGGATCTTCAGAACAATACTCTAAAGTTCCTACAGAATCTCTCATCCATTGTGTATGAGCAACCACTAAGTAATCAAGTTTGTCAGTATAATTTTTAATGATTTGCATTACCGCTAAGGGTGCTCCATCATATTTCTCACGAGATAATCTTTCCTCTTCAAGATTAACTATCACTTCACCATCTTTTAAGAGACACAATCCAGCATTATGCCCACGAGTAATACCTGCAATCCACTGAGTCATGATCCAAATCCTTTAGTGTTATTATGTGCTGGATTATCACAGCACTGAGAAGGTTGTTGAGTTTTAGGAACTCCAGTACCTTTATATTCTTTAGACTTACCTAACCTTTTTCTACATGATGTAATGACATTCTTAATATCTTGTTCAGTCATCTCCATACATTCGTCATCCATCATATCCTGATAATCCTCTCCTGTCAATCGAAGAGGTTGATATACTCTCTTACCCTCACCTAGATCAATAATATCAAAATCTTTATCATCTGGATAAGATATATTAATAGGAAATGTAGAACCAATAACAGCAGTTACTGTAGTACCAACTGACTTAGCAATATGTTGACCAACACTATCACATCCTAAGAAATGATCTGCACATTCAATTAACCCTGCCCACACTCTAATGTCTGCTTGTGGCCATCCAACAGGAGGTAAGTCTTTTGATCCTGGTTTATCAACAGGAAATTGGAACTCACTCATTATAATAACACCATAATCTTTTCTAAGATTATCAACAATATCTACAATATAACTCTGATGAAAACTTCTTGAACTCTGATCAATAATATAATCACCTTGTACTACTGCTCCTCTACCAAATGGTTGAACAACTATAACCTTATCTTTACCAGTTTTTTCTTTTACTTCTTCTATAGTATTAAGAGCATTGATTGCTTCGGTCTTAACTAATTTAATCTTAGGAGTAGGAAGATCTCTAGGTTCATCCAATCCATTAATCTCCATGTCATATGCTTGAGCAATACTACATTTTTGATTGTAGTAATGCCACATTCTATATGGTTCTGGAGTTATAGAATCTCTTTCTTTTATCTTATCTTCAAATAGATTCTTGTGCCAACTATCATAGGCATACTTATGCAAAACAGGATGACCTTTAAAGAAATTCATCCCTCCTTCTGCTACAATAATAAAATCGTCATGGTTCTCTGCGAACTTTTCCAATGCTGGTATAGATGCTATGACTCGGCCTGCACCACCATTGATATAAAATGCTTTTGCTCTCATAATAATTTGATTCGTGTTTTATTTAGCTATAGAAAAAGAACCTGTACTATACGATCATAGTCGGTAAACATACCAAGTTCAATACTCTGACCGTGGAGTACATCGGATGGAAATATTATACATCTATTATACACCATTTCAAGTTCATGTTCAACCTTCCATCTATCACCATTTACTACTGAATCGTTAATCATATGATAAGTATTTCCAAATGTATTCCTAGGTGGACTATCTACAGTCATAAAACCATCAAGACTATACAGATTAGTTCCACCGTTACATTCTTCTGGAGTATTTAAATAAATTACAACACCAAACTGTGTTGGTGGTAAAAAAGTATTAAATTCTTCCATCAATTTATAAGCATCTTGATGTGGAAGACTTCCAACAGGTGATTTTAAAAGAGAATCATCATTAATATAATTACAAATAAATTCAGCTGACTCCCAATTATCATTATAATCTTTTCTTTTTAAACTTTTACCCCAAATTCTAAAGTCAGAACACAACTCATCAAATAAAGGTTTCAATTTTTTCTTTACATTATCATGATATAATACAGATCTAGGACCAGGAAGATCACTGTTGTCATAAGTAGAATTCTTTTTTAATCTTAAGCACAACTCTCTAATAGAATGTGGATCTTTATAAAAATTATCAATTATTATAGCAGATTTTTTTTGTGGTCCAATATCTGAAGCAACTATTATATTATCATCATTAATTTCAAACATCTTATAAGAAAAGTACTTGTGCTATTCGATCATGATCTGTAAACATACCTTCATCATGCCATATACCATGAAGATTATCAGCTTCATATATTATACACCTATTCCATTTCATATCAAAAGGTACTTCAGTTTTCCAACTAGAGTTTGGACAATCAAGAGTCCAATAATCTTTTTTCCATCTGTTAGATGCTAATTCATTAACTTGATTAGTGTCATCATCCATACCTTGTATACACATATTAACAATACCTTCATTAGCATATATTTTAGTACCACCTTGACATTCTTCTGGTGTATTTAAATATATTACAACACCAAACTGAACATTAAAAGAATCTATGTGAGGTATTCCACCACCAGGATCTCTATGGTTTGCTCTCATTACATTACATACAAATGCAGCTCTATCCCAACTATTCTCCCATGATCCTGGTCTTATATTTTTTGGAGACCTCCACAAATCTTTATGATTTCTTATACCATCAAAGAATGGTTTTAAATTCTGTCTTATTCTTTTATCTTCTTCCCAAACCCTGTGACCTGGCAATCCTGACATTAATTGAGGATCACTTGCTTTACTATGTTTAGTAGAACCAATAGCATACTTACGCACTTCTTCAGGATTCTGATAAAAGTTATCAACTATTAAAGCAGACCTATTTTCTGGTCCAATCTCTGTGACCACTGTAATATCATGCTCTTTATTTAATTCAAACATTTTAAAAAATCCTGTAGGTCAAAAAAAATTCGGGAATTTTTTTCCCGAATTCTGGTAACTAAAAAGTCAATTTTGTTTTCGGTTCTAATATTTAGTAGGATCAGGTGCAGCCATGTGACCATCAGGTTGAATCTTAACACCATCAGGGACTGCTTCATCCGCAGCTGCTAATGGACCATAAGATGTATTTCCTGCATCAGGTTCTTTAGGCCATACAATTAGTCTTGTAACAGTACCAATTCCTGCCCAGTCAGCAGGAATGTCTCTTAACTTCTGACGATAATCTATCCAAGGTTGTTTAAGTGCATCAGGAATATCTGTACCTGAAACTCTACTATCACATGAGACTAACATAGCATTTCTATTCTTTCTTACCTGCGCCCAACCAAAACTAGGTTCTTCACCAGTACCATCAGGACTTTCATTGTCATTAGAAAACTCTGGTGTAGACCATTGATTAGTTGTAGTATCATAATAAAAGCTTTTTAAGTCAAATACTTCTGTAAAATGATTTGGATCTGCTATAGCTGGGTTAGGATCTGAAGAAGGTCCACATTGTACTTCAATATGTTCTGGACCATATGCACAACCCCAAAGATCTAATGCATGTAATGGATACTTTTGTGGATCTAACTCAACTGCAACACACCCAGATTCGGTAGGACATTCTGCCTCTTTTGAATCACTAGGCACAGCTCTAACACAGTTTTTACCTCTAGATGCTTGATCAATGTACCACCAAGTTAATAACTTAGCGGGACCATTGTAGGTACTAACACCAGCTTTCGCTGTAGATTGTGTTTGACCCATCCATTCCGTCGGACATGGATAAATAATTGTTTTGGTAATTTTGGATACAGCCATTGGTTTAATGTAATACCTTTTAAAAAATTAATCTTATTGCCAATAAGAGACAACGACAAGTCCACCTTGTCCCCATCCACCCCAACAGCAACCACCATCATTAAATGGTGAATGTCCACCTCCTCCTGGGAATATGGAGTGACCACTACAGCAACCTTGCTGTGAACCGTGTGAGCATCTATCAACAGTGTACTGAGAGTTAGAAGCCCAAGGAGATACAGAAGGTCCAGCAACAGACCATACAGTACCATGACAATAATGGTTCTGAACTCTATGACCTGAAGCACCTTGAGCACCCCAGTCTGCACCAGTCCAACAAGAACAACGAGTTAAGCACCTATCGCACTGGGCTATAGGTGAACAAGAATAGCAACCTAGGTTACCACACATGTGGAATCCCCACATACCACCTTCAGCACAAAAACCAGATAGGTTGGAACCACCTGTTACATATGATCTACATCCTCTAACACCACAACAAAGACAGTTTTGGCATTGTCCACAACATGAACACCTAGTACTACCACCAGCACAAACAGTATATTGTGTAGAGTTAGCAGTAAAGTCTCCTTTGTAGGAGTGCTGTGTTTTAACTGCATAAGCACCTGATCCACCACTAGGACCATTAGCACAGCAATGACCAGGGGATCCTGATCCACCTCCTCCTGTTAATTCAAACCTAACAGTAGTTGTCAATGCAGGAACTGTCCAAAGTAAACAGCAACCTCCATTATCCGCATCATAGTGACAGCAATTATAGACATATATCTGGTGAGCAACACCAGTAGATACACCCGTAACTTGTCCTGGACCAACGCTATTATTTAAAATAGCGTCCGTTCCATTTATCTTTTTATAGGTTTGATAATTAGCCATTGCTTTCGCAGTTCCGTATTAGTATTTAGCAAATGATATAACAAAAAGGGAGTGATAGTCACTCCCTCGAACAAATTAGATGGTAATGATTCTCCATCCTTGTGTTCCATCGTAGAACACGAGTTCAAATGCAGCACCTTCAGTGGATACTGTTAGGTCAGCAGCATCACCCATAATTGGGTTACCGTTTCTACCAACTGTTAATGAGTTTGAATCAAATGTCTTATGTGAGTCAAAGATTCTAACGCTATCACCCTTAACAGGAGATGCAGGTAGAGTTACAGTGAATGCACCAGAAGTTGTGTTAGCAAAACATTGTTGTCCGTTAGTAAGTGTTACAGCAGAAGTTGCATCCACATTAGCGTAACCACCCATTGATTGCCAAACAGTACCGTTATAGAATTCAAATGAATTTACATCAGTATCGTAACGAAGACCACCTTCAAAGAGGTCTCCACCAGTAGGTCTAGCAGATTGAGCACCACGAGGAGGTACGATAATACCAGAAGTATTATCCATCTTCGCACGAGTCAAGAATCCACGAACTGCT